GCTTCGCGGTCAGCGCGCGGCGCCGGCATGAGTTCCACCTCGAGGTAGCCGAGCACATCCGCGAGCTGTCGCGGACCATCTCGGAAATCAATCCGAATTATGCTGCCAAGACGTTCGCCAAGCGCGAGCTCGAGAACGTGAAGTTCTTAGACGTGGCGCTCGACGACGAAGTGGTCTCCATCCGCTTCTATCCGTCTAACTCACTGGCCGAAGACCCCGCCGCGCGCATCGAGCAAATCCAGAACATGGCCAACGCTGGCTGGCTCGAGCCGGACGAGGCCAAGCGCCTGCTCGGCTTCCCTGATTTGGCGTCGTACGACTCGCTGATGAACAGCTCGTACGACCTCACGCAGATGATGATCGCGCGCATGCTCGACTCTGGCGATTACATGGGGCCAGAGCCCATGATGAACCTCGCCGACGCGAGCAAGCGCGTGCAGCTCGCCTATCTCAAGGCCAAGATGCAGGGCGTCAGCGAAGACCGCCTGCAGCTGCTGCGCGACTGGATGATTCAGGCAAACGACCTGATGAAGCCCCCGCCTCCGCCGCCTGCCCCTCCGGGCCCGCCACCGGGTCCGCCAGCTGGGCCAGATATGCCACCGATGCCAGAAGGACCGCCTGGGCCTCCGCCGGGCTGAACAAGGGAAGACACACATGGAAGAAGCGACGATTGCAGCAGCGCCCGACGCGGCAGCCGCAGAAACTCCTGCGACCTCTGACGCGGGGCAAGCCAGCGACGGCGCTGCAGAGCCCGCAGAAGCCCCGCCGCCGGACGAGCGCGCGCTGCGTGTGGCGCGGCTCAACGCCATCGCCAGCAGCCAGCGCGAGGCCTTAGCGGCGAGGCGCTCGATGGTTGCCGAGCGTAGCCGCGTGGCGCAGCTGCGCGCGCAGGCCAACGCCCCTCCGCCCGAAGAGGTTCAGTGGTCTCGGCAATTGCGCGAGCGGGCGAAGACCGACCCCATCGGCGTTCTCGAGGAGATGGGCGCAACCACCGAGCAGCTTGTGCATGCGGCCATCAAGCGCGGCACGCCCGAGGAAAAACTGGCGGCGCTCGAGGCCCGGCTTGCGGAGCGCGACGAGCGCGACCGACGGCAAGAGGTGGAGCGCCGGAGCCAAGCGCAGGCGCAGGTGCGCGATAGCGCGGTCAATGCGTTTGTGGCTACTGCTAAATCGAATGAGTCGCGGTGGCCGTCAATCAATGACTTGATGACCGAACGGCAGCTGCGCGAGGCTGGGTGGGCTGTGGCCACCGATGCGTCGGCAAAGGGTCATAGCTACACCGATGAAGAAATCCTTGACTACCTTGAATCGCAGGAGCAGCCGCGATATAAGAAGATTAGGGACAAGTTAGCGACATCGGGACAATCGGGACTTAGAGGCCAACAGGACTCGGCCAAATCAGCTGCGCCAAAGACTCTATCGCATCGGTCATCGCAAACGATGGGCGGCTCACTGGACATCTCGAAACTCTCGAAGGTGGACCAGATCAAAGCCCTCACGGAGATGTACGACGGGATTTTGCGGCGCGGCAAGTAGCGGTCACGTGCCTAGCGCGATGACTGCCCGAGGTCTCGCATGGCTAATCTCGACACGACCGCACTGAGTGCGGTTCTCAAAACCAAGTACACCCAGAAGGCTGTCCGCAATCTCTGCTACCCGAAGAACCCGTTCTTCGCGATGGTCCAGAAGCGCACCGACTTCAACGGCAAGAACAAGGTTGTTGCCTTCCAGAACGGGTCCCCGCAGGGACTCGGCACCAGCGTTGCTAACGCGCAAGCGGGCAAAACGGCGTCGGTCTATAACGCGGTCACCGTTACGCGCAATGCCTACTACGTCACCGCGTCGGTGACTGGCGAGGCCATCCGCGCGTCGAAGGGCGACACGGGCGCGCTCATCGAGGGCCTCACGCGCGAAGTCGACAACGCGTACTACAGCATTGTGCGCCAGATTTCGGCGGCGCTGTTCCGCAACGGCGGCGGCGCCATCGGCCAGATTTCGTCCGGCTCGAGCGTCGGCACGGCCACCATCACGCTCTCGACGCCTGCCGATATCGTCAATTTCGAGGTCGGCATGAAGCTGTCGGCGTCGGTTGACGACGGCACCGCGGCAGGTGGCCTGCGCAGCTCTGGGGCTGTGGTGACGATCACCGGCATCGACCGCGACCTCGGCACGCTTACCGCGTCGGGCAACTGGTCGGCTGGTATCGCAGCCGTGGCCGCCAGCGACTACCTGTTTCGCAACAGCAACGCCGGCACCGGCACCAGCGACTACAACGCCGTTATCAAGGGGGTTCCCGCATGGTGCCCCGCGACCGCTCCGGGTGGCTCGGATTCGTTCTTCGGCCTCAACCGAAGCACGGACGCGACGCGCCTCGCTGGCATTCGCTACAACGGCAACGGCGGCCCGATCGAGGAGACGCTCATCGAAGCGGCTGCTCGCGCTGTCCGCGAGTCGGCGTCCCCCACGCACGTCTGGATGAACCCGCTGGACGCGAGCAACCTCGTCAAAGCCCTCGGCTCCAAGGTGCTTTACGACCGCAGTAAGTCGCTCAGCGATCCTGATTTCGCGTTCTCCAGCATCAAGCTCATCGGCCCCGCCGGCGACCTCGATGTGGTGCGCGATCTGAACGTGCCGAAGGGCACGTGCTTCATGACGCAGACCGACGCCTGGTATCTCGAGAGCGCCGGCGACATGCCGAGCATCCTCGACGACGACGGGCTAACCATCATCCGCTCCGCCACCTCGGACGACTACGAGGTGCGCATTGGCTACTATGGCCAGCTCATCTGCGAAGCACCGGGCTGGAACGTCAACATCACTCTCTGAGGTTATAAAGTCATGGCCAATCGGACTTTTTACCCCAGTTTCAGCTACGGCTTCGGCCGGGTTTATCTCGATGTGCGGTTCACATGCAACGGCGCGAGCGCGCCGCTGCTCAGCAGCGTTGTGGGCAGCGACTCCATCTCGAGCTTCGCCCACGTCGGCGCGACCAATGTGATCACCATCAACTTCAAAGACCCGTTCTACAAGGTCTGCTTTGCTTCGGCAGAGTTCCTTGTGTCGGCCCTTGTTGGCTCGTATTGCAGCGTCAACACAATCGCCAACGAAGGCACCGCGTCCGGTCTGCAGGTCGCCATCGCCACTTTTGTGGCGGCCGGCACTGCGCTCAACGATGCCGCGTCGACCTATCAGATGGGCGTCTCCATGGCCCTGATTAACTCCAGCTCTGGGCTGAAGTGATGGGCCCCAAGGGCAAGCCCGGACTCGCCATCCTGCTCGGTCATCCGGGCATGGATGACGACAAGGACGAGAAGAAATCATCGCACAGCGATGAGCAACTGAGCGACATCGCGCAGGAGCTCATGGACGCGCTGAAGGACGACGATAAGGACGGCGTATCCGCCGCCCTCAAAGCGTTCTTCTCTATGTGCGATGACGACGACTACGAAGAAGACAAAGACGAAGAAGAGGGCTGATTATGGCCTCCACGCAGACACTCACGAACATGATCCTAAGTGTTCGCCGAAGGGCGAACATCGAGAGTCAGACCGGCTTCATCTCTGATGCCGAAATCACTGAGTATCTGAACTACTGCCTGTCGGACCTGTACGATCAACTCGTGCAGGCCGGCGGGCAGCCGTGGTATCGCGCCACCAATACGTTCGTCACCAGCGGCAGCGCGTCGGCCTACCCTCTGCCTGCGGATTTTTACCGCATGGTGAGCGTCGATATCCAACTAGGCGGCGGGCTGGTCATCAGCGCTCGCCCCTACATGGAAGCCGAGCGCAACCGGTTCAAGTGGTTTTACCAAGGCTATTTTGCTGGGCGCCCGGTCTTTTATCGGATGCTCGGCGGCAACATCAATTTCATTCCGACGCCCACTGGGGCCTATTCGATCACCCTCAACTACTATCCCGTATTTGTCCCGCTCGCGGGCGCGGCGACATTCGACGGCGTGAATGGGTGGGAAGAGTGGGCAATCTGGAAAGCGGCGGCCTACTGCAAAGCCAAAGGCGACGAGGACGCAGGGTATTGCGAGGCTCAGGTCTCGAGGCTGCAAGAGCGCATCGACGCGCTAGCGGCGCAGCGAGACGCGGAGAACCCGGAGCGCGTGCACGACACCACCGCTGGGCTCTACCCGTGGGCGTAAAATGAAGGTCGGCCCCTCCACCATCCTGAAGTACAACGCGGGCGCTGGTACGACCTCGCCGTCGCGCGTGCTCATGAATAACAACGCGTCACGCATGGCGCCGACGGACGCGATGACCGACACGCCGCAAGCGACGGCGCGCGTGGTCCGCTCGCTGATGCGCGAGCTCGACGGCGTACGCGACGCGCTGACGTCGCCGCTCCTGGGCGCAGTCATTATCCAGAATATCCCTTTTACGGGCGGCACGTCGCAATACATCTCCCATGCGCTCGGCAGGGCGCCGCAAGGCTGGATATGCACTCGGTCCCAGACGGCAGCATGGGCGGGCTTCGAGCTCGCGCTCGAGACTGGGCGCGACGCGACGCTGGACATCCGGCTGCAGACCGCGACTACGGGCACCTTTGACCTGATGTTCTTCTGATATGCCCCTCGAGAAGCAACTCATGGACTTGCCGCTGGCCACCGGCCTGCAGCAAAAGACCGACTCACGCACGCTCCAAGTGGGTGCGCAAACGAGCATCGTCAACGGCCAGTGGACCAAGACAGGCGCGCTGCGGAAGCGTCCTGGCTATGCAGCGCAGGCCACCGGCCCGACTGCGGCGCGCGCGCTGATGGACGTGAACGGGCAGTTGGCGGCGATAGACGGCCAAAACGTCTGGAACCTCACGAGCGCCAACGGATGGCAGTCCGCCGACAAAGTGAGCGAGGCCATCGCGACGCGCACGGGCGTAGCCGTAGCCCCTCAAAACTTCATTAGCTACGACACCTACAGCAGCAGCGCATATACCGTGACGTGCTGGGTGGACACGACCACCAACGTCTATGCCCAAGTGATCGACGCCAATGGCGTTATCCTTGTACGGCAGCTGCTGGTCGGCGTAGGCAGTAGCGCTTTGGCGAAGAATGCCAAGGTGATCATCGTTGGTACGACGGCGATCTTTGTATGGTCCATCGCCGGCGGGTACATCCAAGCGAGCACCCTCAACCTTACGACGCTGGCATTATCGAGCGGGACCGCTGTAAGCACGGCCATCTGCAATCAGTCCATCTTCGATATCGCTCCTATTACCGGGACCAGCTATTGGGCGCTTGCCTACGCGGGCGCGCTCTACATGCAGGTGCAAACTTTTGATACATCGCTCGCCTCGGTCGTGGGGCCTGTCGGAATACCTCCCGCGGGCGGCATGGGCGGCAACGCGTCGAACGTCTTCGGTGTCGGAATACGCGCCACTACTGGCGAAAGCCTGTGGCTTGCGTACGTGGCGACATCAGGCATCAACGCATACTGGCGTTTTATTGAGATCAATCCGGCGACGCTCTCGCTCGGCACTGATACCTCGATGGGCAACGAGCCTTTCGGCGCTGCCAATTACCGCATCGCTGTGGAGCGCGTGAATGCGACGTATGCCGTGGTCGCGTGGCAATCGGCCAACATAGGCGCAGTCATGCGCTGGCAGAAGATTTCAGGCGGCGCGGTGCCTGCTTTGGTCAACGCGCAGGGGCAGCTCCGTGGGTGGGGCTTGGCCTCCAAGCCATTCACCTACGCAGCCACTGGGCGCACTTATGTGCTGCTTGCGTGGACTGGCAACGGCACGGGCACCACGGTTTACCCAAGCTCGGCATCGCTCACTGAATTAACTGCGCAAGCGGCATCTACTCGCGTAAACGCGCGCCCAATAGCGACCATCGCGCCGCGTATCGTGCGTTACATAAACTATGGGTCGTCGAGCCTGTGTGCGGTGTCTGCTGCGTCATCGACTCAGTTCAGCACAGCGGCCCCGATAATCCGCAGCCAGTCGAAGGTCGGCGTGGACCTTGTGACGTTCGACTTCGGTTCGGCGTCTTACCAGTCGGTGCAGCTCGGGCAGCACACGTACATCGCGGGCGGAGTGCCGAGCTGCTTCGACGGCTGGCAGAACACGGAAATCGGATTCCTCGCGCCTGCGCCTGCGTCGGCGACAACTGCAAACGTCGGCGGGCTTATGGCCACGGGCACTTATGCCTATTTGATAGCGTACGAGTTCACTCTGCCCAGCGGAGAGCGCAAGCAATCGCGCCCCTGTCCGGTAGCCAACGTGTCGGTAACTGGCCCCACGGGGCAGGTGACCCTCACCATTGACTACTTGGCGATGCTGCTCGAGCAGCTAACGCCCAACCTCACGCCGCAGGTGGGTATCGCAATCTACCGAACCGCGCCAAGCGTCGGTCTAGGCGGCGTGTATTTCCGCATTGTGGCGGAGACTCTGCCCACTGGGCTGCTCAACGACCCGCTCAACGCATCGGCCACGTTTTCGTACGTAGACACGTTGGCAGACGCGAGCATCACGAGCAACGCGACGATCTACACCACGGGCGCCACTGGGCAGCCTGTAATGGCCCAAAACCCGTCGAGCATGACGGGGCTAATCTCGCATGCCAACCGGCTGGTGGGCATCGGCGATGATGGCATATCTCTGTGGGTTTCGACGGCCTACGACGGCGGCACTTCGCAGCCGCGGTTCGCCGATGAGTTCGTGTATCAGGTCCCGCGCGGCGGCAAGATCACCGCGCTCGCGAGCATGGACGGGCAGCTAATCATATTTAAGCGCAATTCGATCTTCGTGATGCGCGGCAGCGGCCCGAACGAGACGAACACGCAAAGCGACCTCAGCGACGCCATCGAGATACCTACTGATGTCGGATGCTCCCAAGATTGGCGCAGCGTGGTGCTCACGCCCAAGGGCCTCGTGTTCGTGTATTCAGGCAAGGTCTACAGGTTAGATCGCGGCCTGTCCGTCGAATACATCTCGCACCCCGTCGAGGACTTGCTCGCGTCAAATCCATACTGCACGAGCGCAGTGCTCATGCCCGGCAATGACGAAGTGCGGATGACGTTCCGGCCCACCGCCTCGAGCGCCAACGGAATCACCGTAGTTTACAACTATATGCTCGACCGCTGGACGCAGTGGCTGCTCACGCTGCCGGCGAGCGGCGAAGGCGGCACGGCCGTATCAGGCTCGTCAGCGGCGCACGCAGTGCGTAGCGCGGGCGATACCTACTACTGGGCCGCCGACACTGGGCAGGTCATGGCCGAGAATCAATCACTGTCGGCCTCGGGCGCGTATCTCGATGGCAGTACGTGGGTCACCATCAGCGTTAGCTCGGCATGGGCCAAGGCCACGGGCCTGCAAGGATGGCAGCGCTTCTATCATGCGATGGCCGCTGTGGAGTTGCTCAGCCCCTGCTGTCTCACCATGGCAGTGGGCGCGGACTACAATCCAACGAGCACTCAGACCAACACGTTTACGGACTCGCAGATTGCCACATGGACTACGCCGCTTGCGCAGTTCGCGACGCATATCGCACAGCAGAAAACACAGTCTGTCCGTGTTACACTGAGTGACGCCGCGCCGCTGACGCTCGCGGCACTGACAGGCGCGGGGCCGAATTTCTTAGGCGTCACTCTCGAATACGGAATCTACTCAGGTGGGGCGCGTCTGCCGCCTTCGCAAGGAGCATGACAGATGGGGTTCATGGCGAAGGGATACGAAGACTATACCGACCCAAATGCAAATAAACCGGGTTATACATTCAATCCCGAAGACAGCCTTTATCACGACGCGGCGTGGTGGGCTGACAAGGCCGCGGCCCATCCGGGCGCTACTTGGAACGGCGCCATCGGTAGATGGGTGGCAGATTCGCTTGCTGGCAGCGAGGGCGATATCGCCAAGCGCGGCACCAGCGACATCAACGACCAGATGGCGAACAATCTGGCGAACGAGTCGCGCGATGCGCAGCTCGCCGGGCTGTCGATGCAGCAGGCGGCAGCTATGGGCAACGGTCCCAGCGCAGCCGCTGCACAGCAGGCGCAGATGGGCGGGCAAGGGCTGCTGTCGTCGCTCGCCGGGCACTCGATGGGCGGCGCGTCTCAGGGGCTTAGCGGAGTCGCGCAACAAGCTGCGGCGACGCGCGCGAACGAAATGAACAACGCGCTAGCGGCGTATGGCGAGGGCGCGGGCCAGTTGCGCGGCGGCGATCAGAACTACCAGCAGGGCGCGCAGAACCTTTCGATTAAGCAAAGGGGATTGAACCTGTCGCAGGCCGCGCAGAATCAAAGTCAAATCCAAGCCCTGGAGCAAGCCCGATACAATAACGACGTGGCGGCGCTGGCTTTGCAGCGTCAGCGGGCAGGCATCAACAACAGCAGGATAGACGCCAATAACGATAAATATAATTCTACGATGAAAACGGCCGGCAGCGTTGCGGGCGCCATCATAGGTGGCGCCGTGACTGGTGGCGCAGGCGCGGGCGCGGGCGCAGCTATTGGTGGCGGTTTGACTGACGCGGCCACGCACAGGAGCAGATAACGATGCCTACGGACCCAAAAAGTACGGAAATCAGTCCAGAACAAGCGATCTTCGAGGAGAAGAGCGCGAAGTTTGGCGGGTTCGGCAACTCTGCTGACGCGGGGTACGCCCAAAACTGGGGCGGGTCGCAT